TCCTAATAATCTAACAGATGATAGAATTCTTTGAGGATATATAGGTGATCCTACTAGTGAGTGAACTACTTTATGTTATTTAGAAGATCTAAAAGGAGACAGTATTAAATCTGTTAATATTAGTGATGCTGAAGGACATTTAGAAATCACAATGGAATCTAGTAAAGTGATTACTTCTACAGGTTCCGTTCTTCCAAGGTTTGAACCAGGTACAATTGAAACAGTTGAGTGAGATCAAAGACCATCTTTAGTAATAGATAAAACTAATGCTCCTAGAGAATGAGCTTTAAATGTAAAAGTTCCTAAAGGAAAACCTGCTACAGTAACTGTAGTTTCTGAAGTAGAAAAATTAGCACCAGATGCACAACCTTATGTAACTGATTTAAATCCAGATATTAGTGATGCAAATCTTAAGTTTGGAATTCCTCAGGGAGAAAAAGGTGATCCTGGTGATGAAAATATAGCAATCGGATGTCAATCCGATTTCCCAAATAACGAACCAGAGCATGATAAGATTTGATACGATCCTTGTGATGAAGCTATGGATCAGTATTCAGTCCAAGACTTTTTATATCATTCTTATATTGCTGTTGGTGGTACTCTTACACAAGAACAATTTGAAACTGCTTGAAAATCTTTTCCTAATACATCGGGATTTGAAATAAGATTCGCAAATAGTTTTGAAGAGTTAGGAGATCCAACTGTTGATAAGTTAGGAAAATTATATATGATTCCTGCAACATCGACAGTACTTCACGACTTATTTGAAGAATATATTGTTGTTCATTCTCCAAGTACTACAGAAGATGTATATATGTGGGAAAAATGAGGAAGTGGACAAATAACCGTAGATTTAAAGGATTATTATACGAAGACACAAGTAGATGATGCAATTTCTACAGCAAAGACAGAACTAGAGGCTGCAGATACAGCTTTAGAAGGACAGATTACTACAGTTACCAATCAGCTTAATAACAAAGTTGATAAGGTTGCAGGTTCAAGTTTAATTTCTGATACTGATTTAAATCAAATCAGAACTAATAAATCTGATATTGAATCTTTACAAACATCTGTTGGAGGTAAGCAAGACGAATTAACTCCTGGTAATGCAGTTTCAATTACAGAAGAAAATGTTATTGATGTTAAGTTAGATCCAGCTTCAAATGAAGCACTATCAAAATCAGCCGAAGGTCTTAAGTTAGATCTTAGTGGAGTAAAAGGCTCAACTGTAAAAGTTGGAGTTGCCATTACTGGCGGTGCTGAAATTGGTGCAGATCAAACAGTTGCTGAAGGTATGAAAGCTCTTAGTGATAGTATTAAAACTGCTGTTGCAGGTGGCATTACATCTATTACTAGTCCAGATAATACTATTAAGGTAACTGGTGAAGGTACTTCTAGAGGTTTAGCTGTAGATATGTCTAAATTAGTATCAACAAGTTCATCTATCCAAATTGGAACAGACGGTAAGCTTGATATATTTTGATCAGAAATTGAATAAATAATAATTTCCCCTTCCTCACATTTAGTGAAGGGGGGGGATTAAAATTTAAAAAAATAAACATGGGAACAATTAAATTTTTTAAAAAAGCGACAGAGCCTACTACAATCGAAACTGGAAATCTTTGGTTTGATACAACAACCCAATCTATTAAAGTTAAAACAGATACAGGATATGATGTATTTGGTATTGGGCTTAAAGATGCACAATTATTAAGTAATAAATTAACAATTACCAGATCAGATAATACTACTGTTGAAGTAGATTTTAATGATATAGCGTCAGCAAGTTCTGTAGCTGCAGCGTTAGATAAAAAAGTAGATAAAACAATTACGATAACAGGAACAGGCGGGTTATCTGGAGGTGGAAATCTGGCAGAAAGTCGTACTATCTCTCATGCTGTTCCAGCAGGAGCTGCTGCGAAAACATCAGGGTTGTATAAAATTGCAACTGATAAGTTTGGACATGTCACAAGTACAGCAGCAGTAACTAAAACAGATATAACAGCTCTTGGTATTCCTGCTACAGATACTAATACAACATATACATTTGCAGGAGGAACTAACAAATTTACAGTAACTCCTAGTAATGGTGCAGCTCAAGATATTTCAGTAACTCCAAGTATTGCAAATAATGTTACAAAAACTGCAGCTGCAACTACTGCTGGATATATTCCTAAGTTTAATAATACTACAGGAGTTATTGAAAATGGTTACTCTGTACAAACAACTTTAGCTAGTAGTTCATCTGCAATCCCAACTGCTGCTGCTGTCGTTGCAGCTATTGATAATAAGATCACTGCAGCTAATGCAATGATTTATAAAGGAACATTAGGCACAGACGGTACTGTTACTAAAGTTCCAGCTAACGGATATAAAGTAGGTTGGACCTATAAAGTAATTACTGCTGGAACTTATGCGGGAATCAAGTGTGAGGTTGGAGATATGCTAATTGCTATTAATAACGGTCCTGTTAGTGGTACTACAGTAGTTAATGCAGATTGAACAGTTGTTCAGGCTAATATTGATGGCGCAGTAACTGGCCCAGCTTCTGCGACAGCAGGTCATATTGCAGTATTTGATGGAGCTACAGGTAAAGTTATTAAAGATGGTACATATACTATCGCCACT